CGTTCACAAGAAAAAATTAACCAAGCATCTAAAAGCGTCTGGGCTAATTTTAAAAATCCAGAAGATAATAAATTTGCCGATGACTTCCTCACGAAATATTCGCAAGGTGTTGTTCGTGGGATAATTGCAGAAGAGGATGCTGTGGATCCTAAAAATTTAGATTACTTGGTTTCAGAACCTGCACCATCTGGTTCAAATGAGAAAAGTCAATCAACTGTAGGTAAATTCCCAAATCAAGGAGTTCAAGTAGGATGACCGCTTCTGTTGCCGGTAGGTTAGCTGGTAAAGCTTTATCTGATTTCTTGAAGACCGCAAGTTCGGCAATGACTGGAGCGGTCACCGGAGCTGTTGCAAACAAGTTAAGCAATTTAGAAAACCCAAGTGGTCTTCTAGGAGTAGCAGCTAAATATCCAGAAACAACGGCCAAATTGATTGGGTCTGCATCAGGACCATTGGCAATTGGAGGTGCAGCTGCTGGAGTTGGTGCGCTCGCTAACTATTTACAGCAAAGCAGGCACTCGTTACCAGTGCAAGACAGTACCAGGGTGTCACGTCCTTCTGCTTTTACCACACAGCAGTACATCCCAGGTACATCCCCTTTAACAAACGAGCAAATGGGCGAAGCACTTCTTGATCAACAACGGTATCAACATCAACTTGAGTTGATTCAAGCCCGTCATCAAACTTCTGCAGGCGCCGGAACACTTCATTCTAGTGGCAACATGGGTGATATTATTGGATTAGCTCAAAAAATTTACGGATAAATAATATGGGCTTCTACGATAATTTACCTGGATATAAAAATCCGTTAGAGGATAAGACTCCATCGTGGGGTGGAGATTATGACTGGAAGGGATCAAGCGGGGGTATTGATTGGGATAAAGCGAAATTTGGCATTGCAGACGATGATAACAATTCAAAATGGGGTGGAGTTTTTTCGAATTTATTTGATAAAACAAAGAATACCGAAAAATATCGTTCTAAAGCCGAGAGACCCTACGGAGGTAATTGGGGTGGAGGTGTAGCCGGCAATATTTTGGAGAATTTAGGGGTATACGAATCACAAAAAATGAGTCCATTTGTTATTCCTGGTGAAGAACGTCAATCCCCATGGGGAGCGGTTGGACGGATAGCGGGGACCATTGGCGGCGCTCTTATTGGGGGTCCGGCAGGCGCTGCATTAGGTGGCACCATTGGTGGTACTGCTGGTAGCTTTTTTTAAAAAATTACTTCATTTAAAATAACAATCAAGAGAATTAAAAATCATGGTTTTACCACTCGCCGCGCTCGCCCCAATCGGTGGTGCTGTTCTTGGAGGATATGAAGGATATCGTCGTAGCGGCGGTGACTTAGGTGCGGCTGCTTTAGCTGCTGGTTTAGGTGCTGCTGCCCCTGGTGCTCTTCGCATGGCAGGCACGGCATTTGGCGCGACTCCTATGGGTGCTGCTGCACTTGCTCGTGGTAGCCAACTGCTTGCTAAAGGAGCACAATTTGCCAAATTACCTGCACCCGGCCCATTGACTGCTGCTGGGTTAGGTGCAGCTGCAGCTGGTGTTGGTTCATTGGTTGCTCCTCAATTAGCTGGTAGTATTGCAGCTGCTGCGACCCCTGCAGCACGTACTGCAGCACGTACTGGAGCTGGTGCTGTAGGTTATCAAGGTCCTGGGGCAGTAAATTATGAAGCTACTGCAGGTGGAGCCATTCCCCCAAATATTGGAACATTTGGAGCAGGTGGAACACTGAGTGATCCCCTCCAAGTTTTAGGCCCTGTTGGCATGGCACAAGGTCTTGAGACCTTGAAAACTGCCGAAGCACAGCGAGATGCTTTGCGTCTGATGATGCCAGAGATCGCCAAAGCATCTGAATTCCGCTCTCGCCAAGAACTTCAACGTCAATTGGCTGCAGCTGGTGTTCGCCAAAATATTGCAACGGCAGCAAATATGTTGGAGCGTAGCCAACAAGCGGCTCAGCAAATGGGCCTTACTGCTGCCTCCCAAGCTGGTTCTGCTCTGACCTCCCAATACCAATATCAATAATATGGCGATCGGTAGCTTTCCGGATTTTACTGGTGTCTTTACCGGAACGGATACGTCTACCGGTAAAAGGAATATTGATTTATTTAAAAGGGCTTTTGTTGCTAAAACCCCTGACTTAAGGGGCATTCTCACGCCTTCCCCTACCCCCTCTGGGACAACTCTTCCAGAAGGGAATGCCATTCCTAGTGTTGACCCTAAAATTCAAAGTTGGTTAGACCTTTATAAAGCTACCAGTCCGGAAAGGCTAAGAGAAATGGAAGAAGTCGGCAGAATTTCTGCGGCTTTAAATCGTGAGCAACTTAGGGATTTATACCCATTTCTAAGTGCTGCGGGCGCTGAAACCACTGCCAGAAATTTAGCAGCCAGTAAAGCGTACAGGGCATTCGCTGAAGGCTTGCCATCAAACGTTCAAAACATCATGGCATCTAAGCAAGCACAAGCAACTTCAGCTGCAGCTGGAGAGGCAGATCGTGCTCGTGCAGTTGCAGCCCAGCAAGACGCAGCTAAGAATTACGCTGGCCGTTTCGCTGGTCAGTACATCCAAGTCGGTTGAGTTAAACTTAATTAAGAAGACCTGTTGACCCATGGGCGGATCACCACCACCTCCTACTATTGTTTATTCTCCGCCGCCGCCGCCCCCAGCGCCGCCGACTCCGGTCCCAACTCAATCATTGCAATCGCAAGTTGCGTTGAATGAGACCAGCGCCGCGCAGCAACGGCTCAACATGGAGCTTGGTGCTCAACTTGATCGCACCAATGCAGAATTTTTTGCTGGTCAAGACGTTCGTCGTTATCAGGCGCAGGGATCAGAGCAGCGACTTACATACGCCACGATGGGCGAGCAAGAACGTGCGACTGTAGCCTCTCGTGGTGAGCAAGAGCGCAAAACTGTTGCTGCCACAGGGTATGAACAGCGCTTAGGGATTGCTGCAACTGGTGAGCAAGAGCGTCAAACCCAGGCTCAACGATTCGCTGGTGAAACCGGTTTAATTCAAACCAAAGGTACTGAGGAACGTCTTGGTATTGCGGCAACGGGTGAGCAACAGCGACAAACGCAAGCTCAACTTCTTGCTGGACAAGAGAGGCAGATTGGGTTAACTGGCCAGGAGCAACGTGCAACTCTTGGTAAGTCGGGAGAAGAAACCCGTCTCACCGACTTGCAACAAGAGATGTTTAGACGCTATAAAGAGAGTCGAGATTACGAGCAAGCTCAACAGCAGTACCGAACATGACGGAATGGATTCAGGTTTTAACCGATAAAGACCGCGAATCCTTTCTTGCCTTTTGTAAACGCACCAGCTCTCCAATACAAATGTACCTGTATGCCCGGTTTCTCGGGTTTACAGGTAGCATTGTGCAGTGCGACGAATGGTCCAAGAAAGAGTTTAAAAAACGCAATTTCAATGCCTTGCTGGAGGATGAAATTGATTCCATGCAGCAAGATATTGCTAAATTGCGAGATGCAATTGATATGGGCATAGTGAAGCAGGACATGGGAACTTCCAGAATTGCCATGCTTCAAAAAGAATTGCGTGGCTCGATTAAACAGCTTAATGACGAAAAAGTTTTATTAGACAAACAAGGTTTAATTCTTGCTGGTGCTGACCGAGCTTTACGGGAGATGATTTCTATCTTCCGCGATGATCCCATTGAGGGACCACTCCAGGAAGCTTCCATGGGCGTTTGGACTAAGATCCTGTCAGAAGAATCGTAAGGCTAATTGCGCTAAGCTACGGGCATGGTAGCAACTAGCATCTATTCTGTATATCGGCGGACTGCTCGTGCTGCGGCACAAAAGCGTGTCGTAAAACAAACAAGTACTGTCGACATTGAAAGAGCCAGGACAGATTTTGGTTATTTTTGTGAAGTTGTTGGCGATAAACCACCGGCAGATCACCACAAGGAGTGGCACAAATATCTTTGTACTGATGAGAACAGCGAATGTTTAATTGGTATTGCCGGACCCAATGTAGATATTTTGGCACCAAGGGGTAGTGCCAAATCCACGGTTTTAGGTCTATTCACTGCCTGGGCAATTGGAATACACGCTTTACACAAAAAACCTCTCAAAATTCTGTATATCTCTTACACCGTTGACGTTGCTCGTCCAAAAAGTGCAGCTATTAAACGAATCATTGAAGAAAGCAAAATTTACGGAGAAGTTTTTCCAACCGTAAAAATTGCAAAAGGTATCAACTCCAACGAATATTGGAGCATTGACTGGAAATTTGCAGGGATTAAATCTACCGGTGAAGAGGAATTTACTGTATGTTGCGCAGGTTTGAAAGGCGCCGTGACCTCAAAGCGTTCACATCTTTGCATTATTGATGACGCGATCAAATCTGCTGATGACATCAAAAACAGAGACATTCGTGCCGCGATGGAAGATAACTGGAATTCAGTTATTGTTCCTACAATGTTTGAAGGTGGCCGAGCAATTTGTCTTGGTACCAGATTTAGACATGATGATATTCATAACACCACTTTCATCCCGGCAAATGATTGGATTCAAATTGTTCAATCAGCCATCACAATCGATGAGCAAGGGGAGGAGCTGTCTTATTGGCCTGCACTTTGGTCTTTGGATTATTTGAGGGATCGTCGTAGGCAGGCCCCAATCGCATTTAGTTTTCAATATCAAAATCAAATTGTACAAACCAGTGAGCTATCGCTGTCTCCCGATTTAATTGTTAAAGGTACAATTGCCACCCAATTTGATTCTTTGGGTGTCGGCGTTGATTTGTCGGCAGGCATTCGAGAGCAGAATGACTATACCGTGTTTACGATGGGTGGTCGTGTTGGCGACAGAATTCACATCATCGATTGCAAACGAATTCGAATGATGGGAAACCTAGAAAAACTTGAGGCATTAATGGAAATGATGGAAGAGTGGGGTGTCGTTCATAAAGACAACAATCGTTACTTCCCCACTGGCAGTAATATTGACATCTGGTCTGAAGCGGTTGCATATCAAGCTTCGCTTGAGGCAGACTTCAAACGGATTTGCCTTGGGGACCACGGACTTTATAACATGAATTGGCACGCGATCAAGGGATTCCGTGGTGACAAAGTGGCAAGATTCCGTGGCATCATGGGCTTGTTTGAGCAGCGAAAAATTATCTTCAATAAGTACAGGCGTTTTGGTTATCTGCAAGATGAGATCGTGAATTTTGGTGTCAGCTCTCACGATGACTGCGTTGATTCACTGGTTTGGTTGTGCAACGGTTTAATGACCAGAGGGAAGCTTCAGTTGGAGTTCTAGGTCAGATTACGTGGTATAAAGTATTTTGGACCTAGACTTATAAAATCACCCAATGTCCACCAGCTACTACAACGTCGAACTTGAACAGGATGTGTACGGCTCTGCCGTAATTCCGCTCCCCGACGAATTGTGTCATGACATGGCACTTCAACCTAACGAGCGATTTGAACTCGAAGTTGAAGATGACGTAATTACACTAAAACGCATTGCTGTTGGCTACGATATTGACGAGTAATCCCTAACCAACCATGAGCGACGGCAATAAAACTGTCCTTGACGACATTCTTAAGGCGGTCATAACTCGCGATGGTAGCGGCCCCGCAGACACGATGCTCGTCAACGCGCATCTTGGGCAGATGCGGATGTTTGGTATCCGACAAGGCGTTGAATTTTATCCAGAACAAGACAACCTCGGAACTCAACGGTTTGATTTTATTCAACAAGTAATCAAGTTCAACAAACTTGATGCTCGCTTAGATTCGATTTGGGATCGCTTCTTATGCTATGGAAGAGGCCTGTTTTATATTCGTCCTACTAAGAAAACATATCGGCTTTATTGGTTCGATAAAGATTCGTATCGAACCTATTATTCACCAGATGGTGAACTAGAAGAAGTTATCATCATTTATCCATACAAAGTACGGTCCACCCGTGGTTTTCAGGGTGTTGGTCTAAACACGGATAAGCGCTACATGCGGCTTCGCATTACTGCTACTGAGATTG